AAAGGTATCAGGGTAAAATATATATTGACTACGATGCCTCAATGATAAGTGAGCTTCAGGACGATCTTCAAGCAATGACCTCGGCACTCTCTAACGCCTGGTATCTCACACCAAACGAGAAGCGGGACATTATCTCATTCCCTGCCGATGAAAAGAACGCACTTATGGATGACTACTGGATACCCGGAGGACTTACGCCTATGAACAGCGATGTAATGGATGACGAAGCATTAAATGAAGCAGAAAAACGATTAGACCTGAATGACTACCGGAGCTAAGATATGGAAGTCGATAGAGAAAAAACGCAATAACTATGAGCGCAAATTCTCTCTTTATGCTCGCAGGGTGCTTAACCAGCAGTTTGCAGACGTGGCTTCACATATTGACGTATTTAATTACAGCGATCCTAACCTTGTTACATTGTTCGTGAATAAGGAACCTATTGAAAGGCTGCTTCAGGTCATCTATACCAATGTGGGGACATCATTCGCTAAAGACGAGTACCGCAAGCTGAAAGGCATTAATGAGGCATTAGAGTTCAAGGCGGAGGATGAAGAACTATGGTATCAGGAGCTTATCAACTATGTACGGATGTATTGCGGTACAAAGATCACAAGTATAACCATGAGTTCACGGGAGAAGATGTTAAAGATAATCCGTGAAGCTATTGATCAGGCTGTCGCTGAAGGGTTGGGTGCAAGCGAGACGGCTGCTTATGTGCAGAGGGCTTTAAAGGTTGAAGGTACTATCCTGAATAAATGGCGGGCTTTGCGTATCGCAAGAACAGAAGTGATGACGGCCAGTAACAGGGGGGCATTGTTAGGAGGGAAGGAAGCGGGGGCAACAGTTAAGTACTGGATCGCTACTTATGACAACAGGACAAGGGACACTCATAAGGTGATGGAGTCGCAGAACCCTAAAGGGATTGATGAGATGTTTTTAGTGGGCGGTTACGAGGCTTCAGGCCCGGGCGATGAGAGGTTACCGGCCGAGGAGGTTATTAATTGCAGGTGTGCTATATCATTTGGAATGCTATAAGAAAATGGAAAGCTATTATTTAACAAAGGACATATCAGACGGTATCAAGGACGTGGATACCGTGACGGGCATAGTGACGGGTTACTTCTCTGTGTTTGGCAACAAGGATTCAGACGGTGACATAGTATTACCGGGGGCATACCGCAAGACGCTGAAAGAAAACGGGCCACAGAGCGAGAAACCACGCATACTTCACCTTTATATGCACGATCCGTATAAACCGCTTGCCAAGCCTCATGTTCTGAAGGAAGATAAGACAGGGTTATATTTTGAAAGCAAGATTTCAGATACGGCACTCGGCAAGGATGTGTTACAGCTCTATCTCGACAAGGTTCTCACGGAACACTCCATAGGCTATCAGATAGTAAAGAGGGAAGTTGACGAGGCCCGTGATGAGCAGAAGCTCGTTGAACTGAAGCTATGGGAGGGATCAACCGTTAGCTGGGGTGCTAACATGGAGGCACTTGTCTCAACGGTCAAATCAGAAGGAAAAGATTCTCATTCATGGGATATACTGATACAGAAACTTGATGCTTTGCAGTCAGCCGTAAATGGAAGTTACACTGACGACACCGCAAGGCAGTTGGAACTATATTTTAATCAACTGAAGCAATTAACAATTTCACTCTTAACAGCGAAGCCGGATAAGTCCACTTTGGAGGTTAGTGAGCCGATAGTGAAAGCAGATGATCTGATGGCTAAATTATTAACTCATATTAACATTTGAAATGGAAAATGAAGTAAAAGCATTTGAAGAAAAGCTGGAAGCACTGGGCAAGAGGATAAACGAGAAACTTGAAGCCAGCGCATCACAGCTCAAGAGTGCCACCGATGAAGCTCGGAAGGCATTTGTTGACTCACTCCCTGAATCGAAGGAGTTTAAGGAACTTAACGGCAAACTGTCGAAGATGCAGGAGCAGATCGACGGTGTTGACACGAAACTGAACCGTCTGCCTATCGAGAAGCCCGCTCGCAAGACTATCGTAGGGGCCACGGCTGACGTACTGGAAGAATTGAAGAAGCAGGGTGACGGATCACTTCTGAAGTGGTACAAGAAGAACAGGGCCTACGGTGAGATCGAACTGAAAGTCGATGATATGACTCAGGGCAACTCATTTGAGAGTACCGCAGTCGTACAGGCACAGCACATACCGGGAATTGTTTACGATCCCGACACACAGGACAGGGCAAGGAACTTTATCCTTCCCGGTACCACTACCAGCAACTCTATCGAGTACGTGCGTGAAGAAGCTTATGACGATAACACCGATATTACTGCTGAGGGTTCGGAGTACAAGCAGGGTGATTTCGATCTGAAACTTGCTACCGCAACCGTCCGTAAGATCACTGCTTATGTGATTGTATCCGAGGAGATGCTTGAAGACGTTGAGGCTCTTAACAGCTATATCAACGCAAGGCTGTCGAGCAAGCTGAAGCTGAAAGAGAACTACCAGCTCCTCTATGGTGACGGTACGGGTATCAACCTTTCCGGTCTTGTCAAGAACTCAACAGCTTATGTTGATGAACTGGCAGACAGCAAGATCACGAGGCTTGACGTTCTGGTATCTGCCATGAAGCAGGTCAGGACTTCGGAGTACAGGCCCACATTTGCTCTTATCAACCCGACTGATGCACTTCAGATAAAGCTGGCTAAGAATGACAACGGTGATTATATTCACCCTTATATCTTCATGCCTCAGCCAATCAGCCTTGATGGTGTCCCGGTTTATGAGAGTTCGATGATTACTTCCGGTGACTTCCTTGTTGGTGGTCGTGAAGCTGCACAGCTCTTTGACCGCAGACAGATGACACTTGAGCTGACCAACGTCAACGAAGACAACTTCGTGAAGGGTATGGTAACGGTCAGGATCAGTGAAAGGCTTACGGTAGCTGTTTACAGGCCGAAGGCTCTTATTTATGGAACATTCGCTGCTGCACTTGCAAAAGGATCAGCATAGTTAATTAAAGGGGAGGGTATGAGCTTGCCCTCCCACTTTTTATGTTAAACGAGTTTAATATATGTGTTATCGGCCTGAAAGCAAGGGCTGACAGGTGGCAGAGATGCAAAGAGGTTCTTTCAAAAGCCGGGGTTAAGAGGGTCACCCATTGGGTAACGGAGCAGAACTATGAAGATACCTACAAGGGTTACATGGATGACTTTTTAAATATGCTACGGCATTTTCAGGGTGAAGACCTGATGTTCTTTGAAGACGATTTTGAATTAGTTGACGGATGGGAGGATGTGTTGAGCGAGGCACTGAAAGAATTGCCGAAATCCTTTGATATGCTGTACCTGGGGGCGAACCTTCAGGAGTCAGTGGCAAGGGCAAGCAAACACCTTGTAAGGGTTAACGGGGCTTGGCTGATGCATGCTACATTACTCAGTGCGAAGTTTATTGATGACATACTGATCCATTACCCTCCGTCAAACATAAAGATCATTGATGAGTGGTACAGGAAGATCGCCAAGACAAGGGAGTTCTTCATGACCTTCCCGATGATCAGTTACCAACGAAAAGATTACAGCGACTTTGTCGGGGCTTATGTGTATTACGACATTTTCGCCAACAAATATTATAAAAGAGCTTATGATTATTTTAGAGATGCTACACCAATATCCACCGCTCCATAATGCAGGGGCAGAGTGGATGGTTCACGAGATGAACAAGTTTCTTGTATCGCAGGGTCACATTGTTGACGTGGTGCTTCCCATTACGGGAATGAAGCCTTATAACTTTGAGGGGGTGAACGTGGAATACGACACCTATAAAGAGACCTGGAAGAAGATCAAAAAGGCAGATATGATACTCTCGCACCTTGACAGGAGCGGTAAGGCTTTCAATGATGCTGAGATGTTACGCAAGCCTTTTGTATTTGTAGCCCATAACACTAACCGCATGGGCATTCTGTTCCACAAGCCACAAGTCAATAAGTATATAATCTACAATTCAGAATACGTAAAGAATACCATGAAATATCCCGCTCCCAGCACGGTTGTCCACCCACCGGTTGACGGGAAGCGTTATAAAGTGACAAGGCGAGGCTCTAAGCTCACCCTCGTCAATCTCTTTGAACGTAAGGGAAGCCTGACTTTTCAGGCCATAGCACGGCTGCTGCCGGAGCGGGATTTTCTTGGAGTGGAGGGGAGTTATGGCAAACAAGAGAAGCTGAACCTAAAGAACATCGAATACATGGAGAACTCCCCTGATATGAAAAAGGCTTATGCCAAGACAAGAATATTACTCATGCCCTCTGTATATGAGAGCTACGGGCGCACGGCTGTTGAGGCTATGGCTTCTGGGATCCCCGTTATTGCCTCGCCTACTCCTGGGCTAAAAGAATGTTTGGGTGATGCGGGCATATTTGCCGATCCGCTTAATGCTGAGGAGTGGGTAGAGAGAATAAAAGAACTGGATGACGAAGAAAAATATAAGGAAGCCTCCGGAAAGGCTCTTAACAGATTCAAGGAGATAGACCAACAGACGAAGAAAGAACTTATTGCAATGGAAAACTTTTTATTTGATGTGAAATGAGAAAGAAACCAATCATAGTAACTGAACTAAGCTCTGAGAAGTTTATTAGACCTGTCACAAGGGAAAAGGCCATCCTTAACAGCAGGGGCATTGCCGAGGGTCATGTGAGGGTTGTGATACTGAAGGAGTGTGACGGCATGACGGGACATTACGAAGTAGGAGATATTATTGACCTGCCAGACAGAAGGTTTAAGAGCATGATACTTCGTGGGCTTTGCGAGGAGTATAAGGGCGACAAGAAACCAACCAAGGCAAGATGAAAAACCTACAGACAAGGGTAGTCACCGACATAGTCACAGAGCCGGTCAGTGTAACAGAAGCCAAGACGTTCTGCCGTGCGCCTTCAGGCACTCAGGATGATGCTTTGTTTGCTATTCTTATCCCGGCGGCCCGTCAGGCACTGGAGAAATACACATCTTCCTCTTTTGCTGAGAAGACGATCCATGTGACATGGGTGACGTCACCAAGGGATAACGTGTTAGAGATACCATACGGCCCTGCTATCTCAATAGACAAGGTTTACCAGATTGACGAGGAGGGAACAGAGACGCAACTAACTCTCAACAGCGATTATTTTGTCTTTGGTGATCAGGATGCTATACTAAAGGTTGTCAGCTATTGGAGTTCCGGGATTGTTTCTACAAGATCAATAAGGGTTGAGTATAAGGCCGGAT